TAAGATGACAATAATTATAATAATGATCAATATTTCATTTATATTCATTATGAAATATAGATAGAGAAAAATTAACGCCAAAAACGGCGGGGGCGCCGTCTCCGTCCACGACCCGGACGTGGTCCGCGCCATACAGGGCCTTGTCCCCAATAAGGAACACTGGGACGGGATACATAGACGACGTCAGATGTTGGGCGATTTGTTTGTTGGACGATTTGTAGTAGGACATATATTGCTGTAACAGCTAGAATAATAAGAATAATCTGCGTAATTTGCATATACATTTTGAAGATATAATAATTTTATAAAAAGGAAATTATTATAAATAAATAAATGAAAAAAAGATTGTAACAATTTAGTTGGAGTAGGCCAACCCGCCCATTCCGCTCATCACGCGGAGAACATTGTAGTTCGTGGCGTAAACGCGGACCTTAGCCGTGTGGTCACCACCGATGGCGTTGGTGGAGAGGACAAGCTGAAGCGTGGCGTTATCAATGCGCGACATGTTGCACGTGCCACTCGGCTGGTGCTCCTCTGGGCGAAGAGCGAAGGAGTACACGTTGATACCAGTGTCTGGCGAGCGTGTGTGGCACTGGTAAGGCTGTACTAAATCGAAGTATGTTCCTTCACGCTCTGAGAAGCGATCCTGTCCGTTGAGCTGGAGCTTGGCCGTGACCACGGGGTTCTGGCCCCAGCAGTGAAGGTTGAGCGCCGTCTCGCCGAGAACGAAGGCGCCGGCGTCCGAGACACCAGAGTCGCCGTACGGAGAGACTGGGAACGGCACCGACATTGCCGGCACCGAGCAGCTCGCGGTGCCGTCAAGCGGCTGCCCCCACTGGCTGCCCGAGTTGGCCCCGAGGTAGTCCGCACCCGGGTCTTGGAACATACCCGTGGAAGCCGTGATGAAGGCCGCGTTGTTGTTCGGGGACGTGACCGTCTGGTAGCCGGCGAAGGCCGCGATCGATGGTACAAGGGCGTCAAGAGCGTCCGTGTAGTTGAATGGCTGGGCACCGAGGGCCATGTTCAAGTTCGTGTTCTTGAGGAACGACGAGCAGTAGTCGACATTGGCGTCAGGCTGCACAACCCAGACTAGCTCCTTGCACGGGTGGTTGAAATTGAGTTTGATCTTGTTCGACGAGGAACCGACAGACTCGTCACCAGTGAACTGAAGCTGCTCAATGAGGTATTCATGTGGGTTCTGGGCCATGCGCCGGCGCTCGTCGGTGTCAAGGAACACGTAATCGACGTAGAGTGACGCAGCGACGAGGGACTTCTGGTAGGACACGGTGTCCTTTACCGATGATCCATTCTGCACGCCGTTGAGTGTGGCGCTGGGGCCCTCGGTAAGGTTGGTGACGGCGAAAAGAACCTCGTCCGATGGGCGAAGCTCGAGGTTGATGCGCACCTCGTGGTACTGGAGGGCGATCAAGGGAAGCGCGAGACCCGGGTTGCGGCAGAACCAGAACTGGAGTGGCACGTAAAGGGTAGTTTCGGGGAGCGCGTTGCGTGGCGCGCAGACGGCCGCCGGCACGTCGTTGCTGGCACAAGCCGAGTCGACGTCAGCGAACGACGGGTCCGTAAGGTAGGTGAGCTGCGTAGTCTGCCCAACCATCTTGTTGTAACCGCGCTCCTGCTCGGCGGTCAAAGTGAGCTGGTTCCAGACGTGCATCCAGTCACCGTATTGGCGGTCGATGCGTTGGCCACCGATCTCGACCTCAACCATCGAGATAAGCTGCTCACCGGGGTAGTCGAGCCAGCGGGCGTAAGTTTGGTCGCACCCATCGACGACGCCGCAGCAGCCGTCCTGCCCGATCTCCGGAAGTGTAACCTGAAGGTATGTGCGGTAGGCAAGGTCACCATTTCTGGAGATCGTGCACTGCACACGGCGACCGAAGTCAGCCTGACCATTGAAGGTCTGTTCGATAGATTCCATTGCGAAATTGGTGTGGCGGCGGTAGGTCACCTTCCAGAAGGTTATCTGGGGATTCCCTGTAAGATAGACATCCTGAGCTCCGTAAGCGACGAGTTGCATTAATCCTCCTCCCATAGTTATAATATTGCTAAAGAAAAAAAAATTTTCAAAATACATAAACTAAGTTAAATACTAATCTAATTTTCTTTATTTATTTCATCATCAAGCAAATTATTTATGTTAAAATTTTGCTTCATAAATCGTTTGAGATAATTGTCTAAATAAACTTCTTTTTTTCCTTCGTGGTTTTTACTAAAAATATAGAGATCTTTTTTCTTCTTTATAGCCCACCCATTTTCTAAAGCATTAAAAACGAATGCCATTTTTTGTAATGTTAAGGGATTGATATCAAAATCTTCTTTTGATAGGGGTATTTGAATATCCATTAAAAGAAAGAGAGAAAGGTTATTAGATGTTTAAACTTAAATTTATTATTAAATAGAAATATATAATATAATTAATGCCGAATTTTAAGCCAAAAGCAAAGAAAAAATTAAAGGTTTCTGATAAGGCATCCGTGACTCTAGATAGTAAACATAGTGAGAAAATGGAAGAATTTCATATTAAACTGGAGGTGGTACTTCCCAAATTATCGAAAGAAAAGAAGGACTTAAAAAAAAATTTGGCAGCAACGCTTTCAATTGACAAACGGCTAGAAATAAAGGATCGTTTAAGAGAGATTAAAAAGGAGATTGGTACCATAAAGCGCCAGAAAAATGAGTATTTACTACAGAATTCAAAATTTATATTTGACTATTTTGAGAAGAAAAAAGATGTTTCACAAGGCCAAAATAGGAGAAAAGTATTACATTCTTTTTTCAGTAAGAAAACAAATACAGCCAATACCACACCTGATGTAAATTATGTACAGCAATATTTAACCAACATTGATGTACAATTCTTAGATATAAACAATTTTACAATAAAACACGATATCTGTGAAAAATGTCGCGGGGAATTAATTCCAATAGATCATGAAGGCGTTTGTGTCTGCAACCATTGTTCTATACAGACACCATTTTTAATAGAAAATGAAAAGCCATCTTACAAAGAACCGCCCAAAGAAGTATGTTTTTATGCATATAAAAGAATTAATCATTTTCGTGAAATTTTAGCCCAATTTCAAGCGAAAGAAACGACCCAAATTCCCGAAGAAGTATTAATAAATATTAAAAGTCAAATTAAAAAGGAGAGAATTGGCTTGGAAAATATAACAAATAAAAAGGCCAAAGATATCTTAAAAAAATTGGGATATAATAAATATTATGAGCATATACCATTTATTAAGGACAAATTAGGGATACGTCCGCCGGTAATGACACCTGCTTTGGAGGAGAAGTTGTGTAATTTATTTATGGATATTCAGACACCATATGCAAAACATTGTCCAGATGATCGCGTAAATTTTCTGAATTATTATTACGTTTTATATAAAATGTGTGAGTTATTAGAGAAAAGGGAGTTTCTACCGTATTTTCCGATGTTGAAAGACCCAGTAAAGAGAATTGAACAGGATGAAATATGGAAAAAAATCTGCGCAGAGTTAAAATGGGAGTTTATTCATACAAATTAAATTTTGTAGAAATATATATATTAAACCTCTTAGAATTTAATATATACTTATAAATCGACCTTCATTATAACCTTTATTATGGTATAAATGTTAACTTACATACGGGGGAAACCGACAAGGTTTGCGCCCATACCGAAACCCGCGCCGGAACGAGCCGACACAGCCATAGTCAAAGCAATGAGCATCACCTCGTCAAGATGAAGTGAACGCTTGGGGATAGCGTAGGCGGCGACGGCGACCATAAGCCCCTCAACCACGTATTTAACCACGCGTCTAACGAGTTCGCCTAAGTCTAAAACTTGTCCTAATTCTCCGAGCATATTTATATAATTCATAAAGAAAAAAATTTATATTACTTTTAAAAAACTTAAAATGATCACAATATAAAATATATATATGTCTAAACAAGAATTTGAGAAGCGACTTAACCCCGATGGTTCCGAAAATCCTAAATATATTGATTTATTAGATGAGGATAAGCCCCTTGCGGGGCAGAAATTTGCATGTATATCATTTGTTTCGCCTGAAGATATTATTAAACAGAAAAAATTGTTCTACTTTCAAGAGTTCCTAAAACATTGGGATTTTACTAAATCAGTTCGGAAATTTTCCCAATTTTTGAATTTTCTTGCCTATAAATACGAAATAAATTTTGATAAATTGATGGGCGATTTTGAGGAATTTACAAAGTCAGAAAGTGACACGCTTACTTATTCAACAATAAGCGATGATTATAAAAATTTTATAGATGCTAAAGAAGAAGATATAGAAAAACAATTTAACGAAAATGTTCATTTTCAGACCAATACGCGGGGGATTAAAATTAGAGGTTGCTTTCCTACACAGCAAGAGGCGGAACTTCGCTGTAGGATGCTGCGCGAGGTCGATCCAAATCATGATATTGGCGTGTGTCCAGTCGGTATGTGGGTGCCGATGAACCCTGCCGCATATAAAACTGGGCGCGTTGAGTATTTAGAGGAAGAACTAAATCAACTTATGAAGGAAAAGAATAAAAATGAAGAAAAGGCGAAACAAGAATTTGAGAAACGTGTAAAAGAATCGAAACAAAATGCAATTGAGGAAAATAAAAAAATTGCGAAAGCATCTGGTAATAAATTAACGCAAAATATTGATAAAGATGGAAATCTCATTGGCGTAGGCACAACGAGTATTGAAAACGCCTTAAATGATACTAGCAGCAGCGCCGATATCAGACGGGAATTGTTTGAAGGCGCGAATGTTCGTACTAAATCATTTGATAAAGAACAAACGCGCCTGCATGAGCGCGCAGACGATGAAAAAACACGGCAAAATATGAAAGTTACTGAAAAAAAGTAATTTGAAAAATTGATTAAATATTTATATATTATTTAATATATAAATATGGACCTACATCAAAGCCAAAAGGATAACAATTTTGTATTTTCTAATTCTACATTTATCAAAGAGATAATAGTAGACAATAGCACAGAAAATAGTAAAATACCAGCAAAGGTGAAAAAGAAAAAGAAAAAGCGGGGGGAAAAGAAGAAAACCCGATGTTCACACCAAGAATGTAGAAGAAAATTAAAATTAACAGATATGGAGTGTCGGTGTCATAAGCGATATTGTTCACAACATCGTCTGCCCGAAAGTCATATATGTTCGTGGGATCCAAAATGCGTTGACGAAATGCAAAATTATATAAAAATGGCGGGTTTAGATAATGCTATCCGATTTTCAAAATTAGAATCTATATAGTATATATATGGTCAAACGAAGACGCACTGTATTCGAATTGAAACGATGTAAAAACTTTTATGGAAATGTAGCAAATACAGGACAAATGGATACTCTTCTCAGTGAAGTTATGTCAGCTATTAAAAAGTGTGTAAATTGGTCCCAGAGCAGCACGGCGACGCCCCCAACAATTATAGGGAAAGGTTATTATAGTTCGGTAGCCGGCACTACGCTCAAACCTCCAAGGAGGTTGGGTGTTTCGCGTAGATCCCGAGATGTCGCTATTAAGATTCAAACCGTAGTAAAAGGCCTCGACGGGGCAGATATCAACAGTATGGGATTAGACGAGCTCAAGGAGGCGCTGCTGGCGCGCGGGCTGTCGATGCGCCGCGGGGATGTTAACAGGGAAGAGCTGATGAAGCTGTTGGAGGACGCGCTGCTTGATGGCAATTTGGATTTCGTGACCAAGGAAGCTAGTTATGCAGAATTTTTAGGTAGACATGATTTGGGACCAAAAATATATAAAAATTTTTATTATGCATTAAAAGATAGCGAGGGGACAGCCTTACAAAAATATCGTGTTATTTTTATTATGGAACGTTTTCATAATGACGCGTTCGGTATTTTAACGCAGTACAGAGTTCCGGTCGCTCAAGCTGCCAGTACCTTCAAACAAATGTTAGAAATTATTGAAATAATTACAGCAAATAATATTTTTTGCCGAGATGTAAAACCAAGTAATTTTGTAGTTAATATTAATCAGCCGACGCAGGAAGTTATGGTAAGGATGATTGATTTTGGTGGAACTTTTTGTCAGGATTTCCCACCTAATATTATTGAGAATATTCGAGAACAGGCGGAAGAGTTACACGACGCCCAGAGGAGACGTAGTATCGGGGATTTGCGCCACGAGGGTCAGATTGGGGTAACACTACAACCAAAATTACAAACAATATTAGCTGCGACGCAAGGAAAAGATGATGATTATCCAAAGCATTTATTTACTAGAATAATTCAAGTTTCACTTATTTTACAAGTATTTAAGACAATGATGTGGCAATTAAAGCAACAGGATGGAAATAATAACGTACAATTGTGTACATCAGATCTTCAACTGCAACCAGGTCCATCAAAGTATTGCAGGTATAATAAAATAGTTATGCAAGCGGCGCTACCAATAATATCCCCTATTTGCTCTAATCATACAGAATTATTTAATATAACCGAAACTATTATTAATTCTTGGACCCTTTATGAGATCTTTCTACATTATGTAAAGCCATCAAAAAAGAATGTAAATGCGAATAGGCGTAGAGAGGTGGTTCTACGCGAATTTAAAACATTGTGTTTTATTGATAAATGGTTACGCGGCGAACGAGGGGTGCCAATTCGCCCAAAGCCCGGCAAAAGAGCCGCTCTTTCTAGATGGTTACGAGGAGTTCCAACTTACCCAGCTCTTGCGCCTCCAGACACCAAAAGGGGTGGTTTTAAAGCAAGAAAAAAAAAGCATATACGCGCAAAGCGTAGACATACAAAGCGTAGACATACAAACCGTAGAAAATCGGGAAGAAGCCGTTCTACGCGGAAAAAAAGGCACTAGAGATCTATTTCAATAGATTTATTGATATAGATTGAATCATTTATCGCTTCTATCTTACTATGAGGAAGTGCAATTTATATGAAATTGTTTAAGTATGGAAGAATTAATAAATATATTAAATATAACCTGTGTTATTTCTTTATAAATATGTTATTAATATCAGGGAGCTCCAATATAGCATTAGCTGAAAATATATCTATATATTTAGATATACCACTGGTTCCATGCATTTTAGGGAAATTTAAAAATGGTGAAATCCGCGTGGAAATAAGTGAAACAGTTAGAGGAGGAGATGTAGTAATTATTCAAACCGGCTATAGTAATTTGCATGAATTATCGGTAAATGACATTATAATGGAAACATGTTTACTAATTGATGCCTGTAATAGATCTATGGTATCTACTATTACCTTAATAATGCCTTTATATCCATATGCTAGACAAGATAAAAAAGATTCTTCCCGGTCACCTATATCCGCTGCATTTTTGGCAAAAATGTTTGAAACAATGGGTATAAATAGAATAGTTTGTATGGACCTGCATTCTGCCCAAATACAAGGTTTTTTTAGTTGTCCCGTAGACAATTTATATACCATAAAACTGGTAAATCATAAATTACATGAACTATATAATATAAACGACCCTAATATCAGAAAAAATTTTGTTTTAGTTTCACCTGATTCCGGGGCAGTCAAAAGAACATTGAAATTTGCCAGAGTGATGGGTCTTAAAACGGTTATTATGCATAAAGAGAGGGACTATTCTCAGCCAGGTACAGTAATAAAAACAGTCATGATATGTGATTGTTTAGATGACTTTACTGGTAAAGTAGCAATTATTACAGATGATATGATAGACGGCGGTGGTACATTTATCAAAGCCTGTGAAACTTTGACTAAAAGAGGGTTTTATAAAGTTATCGGCGTAATTACTCATGGATATTTTACTGGGGATGCAATTAAAAATATCATGGCATGCTCGGCTATTACCAGAATTATTGTTACTAACACGATATGTCAAAAAGAGAATTTGATAAAATGCCCTAAAATGGACATTTTAGATGTTACCTCACATCTGGCAGAAGCGATAAAGAGAATACACGATGGTGGGAGTTTATCAGATTTATTCTAAACTCTTTTTAAACCTTTGAACATTTAAAACGCCGATTTTTATTATATATAATTTATTTTTTAAAATTCTTCTCAACATAATTTGCTTGAGTTTGATAGTATTTATCATCTACTATGATAAGTTTTTTATTATTAATTAAATTAGCATATTTGGTAAATTCAATAAATTCTTCTGTAACTTTTTTACCTAAAATTTTACGAGATTGTGGCGTAATGTGATCCAAATACTGCTTTACGTTATTAAAATATTTAACATCTTTTAATGAAAATATATCATATGATGGGTCATATATTGTATCATTTACCATAACTACCATATGCATAATCGTTCTA